GAAGTGGCAGGGTATTGGACTGACTGAAGAGGCAGGAAAATATCAAGGAGTTGTCTACGAGTATGGTAAAGTTGCAATTGTAGAGAACGAAGAAAAAACAGAAGCCTCTTTACAATTCGATTATAATGTGTTAGACTCTAACTCGTTAGATAGAAAATATTTTAATGATGATTTCTTTCAGTTACTTGGAGATATACTTCAAGACCTGATAGACCAACAAGTGAACGAGGAGAATATGCAGTATGTCAACACAGACGATTGAACGAACTACACTTAGTAATTTAGTATATAATGAACCCTATGCGAGAAAGGTTTTGCCTTTCATCAAACCAGAGTATTTTTCTAATCGTCACGAAAGAGTTGTATTTGAAGAAATCAACAAGTTCATGGAGAAGTATGGTAATCAACCTACCAAAGAAGCGCTCTCTATTGAACTTGATAATAGAAAGGATTTGAACGATGATGAGTTCAAGTCTATTCTAACTATTGTCGAAACACTATCTGATGCACAGGTTGATATGCAATGGTTGGTGGATACGACAGAAAAGTTTTGTAAGGATAAGGCAGTCTACAATGCCATCCTTAACGGTATTCAGATTATTGAGGGGAAAGACAAAGAACACACCGCTGAAGCAATACCATCCATCTTATCTGAGGCGCTTGCAGTTGCATTTGACCAGAATGTTGGACACGACTATGTAGAAGATGGTGAGAACCGATATGAGTTCTACCACAAGAAGGAAGAAAAACTAGAGTTCGACCTAGAGTATTTCAACAAGATTACAAAGGGTGGGATTCCACAGAAAACTTTGAACATTGCCCTTGCAGGCACAGGTGTTGGTAAATCGTTGTTCATGTGTCACATGGCAGCATCGACCTTGATGCAAGGTAAAAATGTTCTTTACATAACTTTGGAGATGGCAGAAGAACGGATTGCAGAAAGAATTGATGCGAACCTTATGAACATCACTATGGATGATCTACATGATTTGCCCAAGAAGATGTTTACAGATCGCCTCTCTAAAATACAAACAAAGACCAACGGAAAGTTAATTATCAAAGAATATCCAACTGCGTCTGCACATACAGGACACTTCAGAAGTTTGTTAAAGGAACTGGCACTAAAGAAATCATTTAGACCAGACGTTATCTTTATCGACTATCTGAATATTTGTTCATCATCACGATTTAAGGGGAATGCAAATGTTGGATCGTATTTTTATATCAAAGCGATTGCAGAGGAACTTAGGGGCCTTGCAGTTGAAAATAATGTACCAATTATGTCGGCAACACAAACGACAAGAGGTGGGTACGCCAATTCAGATGTGGGTTTGGAAGATACATCAGAAAGTTTTGGTTTACCTGCTACGGCAGACCTCATGTTTGCCCTCATCTCGACAGAGGAACTAGAATCTCTAAACCAGATTATGGTGAAACAGTTGAAGAACCGATATAATGACCCTGGCACCAACAAACGGTTTGTTGTGGGCATCGACAGGGCACGAATGAAACTATACGATTGCGAACAGGAAGCACAGGATGACATTATTGACAGTGGACAGGAAGATGAACCAGCATTTGATAAAACGACTTTCGGAGTGGGTCTTGGAAAGAGCAAGACTTATGAAAAATTTGAGGACATCAAAGTATAAACAACCAAAATACTTTGTGCAACAGAACGGAAAGAATTGGGAAGTCGTAGAGTTTCCAACGAATGACATTGTGTCTGTCTATGCTAAAAAGATTGATGCAGAGATGGTATCAGAACGAATCAATAAAACTAAACCATTTGGTGATAGAACATTGCCAAAGTTCTTGAAAAGTTATAGACTTGACATTCGTGAATAATTGTGTTATTATAAATAGTAACATAAATATTTGTATGAATGGACAATGTGTAAATGTTAAACTTTTCAAACTTCCTTGTCGAAGATAAAGGCGGGAAGAATCTACACCTAGAACATATAGAGGACGAAATTCTTAATTTCGGAATTGATGGAGCACGAGGCTCTATCAATTTTGTACGGTCTTTGCGTGATATGTTGGCGGGTGCAAATCGTTCCTCTGTAAACATGACCGTTAAGTGGGATGGTGCGCCTGCAATCTTTGCTGGTATTGATCCAGAAGATGGCAAGTTCTTTGTTGCAAAGAAGTCTGTATTCAACGTAAATCCAAAACTATACAAATCAGTCGCAGAGATTGACGCTGATTTATCTGGTGCATTGAATTCTAAGTTTAAGATTGCACTTGCAGAGTTTTCTAAGTTGGGTATCACTGGTGTTCTTCAAGGTGACTTGATGTTCACTGATGATGTATCCAAAGAAACTATTGACGGCAAGTCCTACCACACATTTCAACCAAACACTATTGTATATGCAGTCGATGTAAACTCAGACTTGGGTAAGAAGATTGCTGCTGCAAAGATTGGTGTTGTCTGGCATACCACATATACTGGTGCTGCACTACAAGATATGAAAGCATCGTTTGGTGCAAATATCAGTAGAATGAATAAACCTGCTTCAGTCTGGATGGACGATGCAACCTACAAGGATGTATCTGGTTCTGCAACAATGACTGCATCAGAAACCGAAAAGGTTACTGCATCATTATCTGGTGCTGGTACTACATTCAGAAAAATCAACTCTCCCCTACTTACTAAGTTCCTTGCAATGCAAAACGCATTCACAGGTAATCTTGCTGGTGCGTCATTAAAAACGTACAACAACAGTAAGGTTCGTCAAGGACAAAAGATTACTAATGCATCTGCTCATGCAAAGGGATATCTGCCTTGGGTAGAGAGTGTATTCGATAAACAGATTGATAAACTCAAGACACCTAAAAACAAAGAAGCGCTTGAGGTAAAGAAAAAAGAAACAATAAGAGAACTAAAGAAACATACGTCTAACCTTGCAAATGTCATCTCATTCCAAAACTTCATTGTGGATGCAAAGATGGGGATTGTGAGTAAACTAAATACTGTAAAGAGCATTGGAACTTTCATTAAAACTAACAATGGTTTTAAGGCAGTCAATCCAGAAGGATATGTTGCAATTGATAGAGTTTCAGGCGGTGCAGTTAAACTGGTAGATAGAATGGAATTTAGTTTTAATAACTTTACTGCGATTAAGAGTTGGGATAAGTAATGAAGAAGTTTTCAGATATTAGAGAAGCAAGAGGGGATACTTGTGTATTCACTTTTGGTAGATTCAATCCACCAACAACAGGGCACGAAAAACTGTTGGACAAATTGAAAGCAGAGACAGGTAAGAATCCTGGCGCTCCATACTATGTTTTTGCATCTCATTCAGAAAACGTAAAGAAAGACCCACTACCGTATACTAAAAAAGTTGCATACATGAAGAAGATGTTCCCAAAACACGCAAGGAACATTGTTGTCGATAAGGCAAGAAATGTATTTGAGGTTGCAGTATCACTCTATAACAAAGGACACAAATCAATCGTTATGGTTGTTGGTTCTGACAGAGTAGATGAGTTTGAGAAACTATTGAATACTTACAATGGTACAGATGCACGACACGGTTACTATGGGTTCGATAATATTGAAGTTGTATCTGCTGGTGAACGTGATCCAGACGCAGAAGGTGTAACAGGAATGTCTGCATCTAAAATGCGTGCTGCCGCTGGTGCAGACGATTTTGATTCATTCAAACAAGGACTACCACCAACATTCAAAAATGGTATGTCTCTGTTTAAGGATGTTCGTAAACACATGGGCATTCGTGAATCATTTATTACACACCAAGTACAACAGACAGAAGAAGATGTAATTCGTGATATGTATGTCGAAGGTAAAATCTTTACAATCGGCGAAGAAGTTACAGATACATACACTGGTGTTACAGGAAGTATTATTCGTAGAGGAACAAACTACGTTACCTTTATTGCTGAGAACGGTATTACATATAAGAAGTGGTTGTACGAACTAGAACTTGCTGAGGATGGGCCTTGTTGGGATACTCACAAACAAGTTGGTATGAAAAAGAAGAATGGTAAGATGGTGCCGAACTGTGTACCAAAAGATGAGGAAGTTTCAGAAAAAGAAGATCCAGACCTCAAAAAGAAAAAGGGAACTCAACCCGCTAAGTATTTTGCAAAAGATGCTGAGGGTGATGAGATGGCAAAGTCCACAAAGGACAAGAGAGATGCTCATTTCAAAAAACAGGCGAAAAAAGATGACGATACTAAATCTGCATACAAACCAGCGCCTGGCGATGCAACTGCAAAAACTAAACCATCCAAGTATACAAACAAGATGAAAAAGTTGTTCCCTGATTTGTACAAAGAAACGGTAGATGAGAGTGCAACAAAGTCACTACAAAAGAAAGCAGACGCTTCTGGTATTTCACTTGGTATTCTAAAGAAAGTATTTGATAGAGGACTTGCTGCATGGAAGGGTGGACATCGCCCAGGCACAACTGCTGTGCAATGGGGTCATGCAAGAGTAAACTCTTTTATCTCAGGCGGTAAGACAAGAACTACTGGTGATGCAGATTTGTGGAAACAACACAAGGGAAAGTCTGAAGGGTTCAAACAAGATAGTAAACTTAAAAATCTTAAAGTTGCTACTGGTAAGAGTGCTGTTAGAGCAAAAGATAGAGATGTTAGCATGAAGAAAAGAGC